GAGGGCCGGGCGCAGGTCGGCGGCGTCGAGGACGCCGTGCGCACCGAGCTCGCCGCCGCGGGCCGCCTCGACCACCCGCTCGGCCGCGCCTACCTCAAGCTCGCCCGCGAGCTCGACCGCTCGGCCGGCAACGTCGCGCAGCAGGTCGCCGCGCGCCTCGTCGTCGTCCGCGAGGCGGCCCTCGACGGCGCCGAGCGAGCGACCGACGCCGTCGACGACCTCGTCGCCCGCAAGCGAGCCAAGATGGCAGGCGCGGCGGGGTAGGCCCCGCTGCCGCCTCTCGTCGGGCCTGACCAGCCGATGACGATCACCCTCGACCGACCGCCGCCCTTCGTCCCGCCCGCCACCTTGTGGGTGCCGCCGCACGCCGTCGGCGACCTCGGCGACGAGGTGTGCGAGTTCTCGGCGCGGGCCGGCCGGACGCTCGACCACGAGCAGCGGATCGCCGTCGAGGCGATCACCGCCTACGACGCCGCGGGCCTGTGGGCGGCCGTCGAGACGCTCATCGTCGAGGCGCGGCAGAACGGCAAGACGGCCGGGGTCCTCACGCCCGTCGTCCTCTTCGACCTCATCGACGACGACGACCCGGACGAGCTCTACTGGACGGCCCACCTCTTCTCGACGACGCGCAAGGCGTTCGTCGACCACAAGCGGATGATCGAGGGCACCCCGGAGCTCGCGCGCCGGGTGCGCCGGATCTACGAAGGCAAGGGCGCCGAGGCGATCGAGCTCCGCTCGGGCGCGGTGCTCTTCTACGTCGCCCGGTCCGAGGGGTCCGGGCGTGGCTTCGGCGGCAAGCGGATCGTCATCGACGAGGCGCTCATCTTCACCCCGGAACAGGCGGGCGCGCTGCTGCCGAGCATGAGCGCCCGGCGTAACCCGCAGATCAACTACGCCTCGTCGGCGCCGACGTCGAAGGACGAGAGCGAGGCCCTGCGCCGCCTCGTGCGCCGCGGCCGGGCGCTCGACGACGAGTCGCTCGCCTTCGCCGAGTGGAAAGCACGCGGCGGGTGGGACAAGCCGGGGTGCGAGCTCACCGGCTGCCCGCACCTCGCCGGCACGCCGGGGTGCGCTCTCGACGACGTCGACCGGTGGCTCGAGGCGAACCACGGACTGCGCACCGGTCGGACGTCGGTCCGAAAGCTGCAGGCCTTCCGCAAGGCGCTCACCCCGACGGCCTTCGGTCGCGAGTTCCTCGGGTGGGGCGAGGCGGGCGCGATCGGCGGCCGGATCCCGATCACCGACTCGCTGTGGACCGGCAAGGCCGACAGTGAGTCGAAGCCGGTCGGCAAGGTCGCCCTCGGCGTCGCGGTGCAGCGCGACAGTCTCTCGGCTGCCGTCGCCCTCGCCGGGTGGCGGGAGGACGGCACGCCGACCGTCGAGACGGTCGACTACCGGCCGGGCGACGGGTGGCTCGTCGACCGCTGCGACGAGCTCGAGGGCGCGCTGCGGCCGGTCGGGTGGGCCCTCGACGAGAAGACGGCGGCGGCCGCGCACCTGCCGGCGCTCAACCGGGTCGGCATCCGGCCGCAGAAGCTCACGACCACCGAGGCGGGCAAGGCCTGCGCCGACCTGCTGCGCCGGCTGCGGTCCGAGGACGGCGCCACCGTGCGGCACCGCGGCCCCCTCGACCCCTACTTGACGACCGCGGCGCTCGGCGCGCAGCGGCGTGACGTCGGCCCCGGCCTGTGGGTGTGGGCCCCGAGAACTAGCGAGGTGGACACCGTGCCGCTCGAGGCTGCCTCGTGGGCCCTGCACCGCCTCGTCGCGGGGCCCGACCTCGACGTGTGGGTGAGCCGGTGACCGTCGAGCCGTACGCCACGCCGACGCAGGCCCGCTCGGCGCCGCCCGAGTCGCCGACGTCCGGGGTGCTCGGCCGGGTGCGCCGGTGGTTCGCGGGGCCGGCGCCGCTCGACGTCCCCGCCCCGCAGGCCCCGCCCGAGCTGCGCTACTCGCTCAACGACTGGGTGATGTGGCAGATGGGCTACGCCGGCAACACCTACCCGCTGATGGGCGGCGGCGGGTCCGGCATCCGGCAGACCCTCACCGGTGAGTACGTCGAGCCGGCCGTCAACGGCTTCGAGGGCTACGCCCGCCTCATGGGCGCGAACCCCGTCGTCCTGTCCTGCATGCTGCTGCGCGCGAACGTCTTCTCGCAGGCGCGCTTCCAGTGGCAGCAGCTACTCGACGGCCGCCCGAGCAAGCTCTTCGGGACGCCGGCGCTGCAGCCGCTCGAGCTGCCGTGGCCGAACGGCACGACGCAAGACCTGCTCACCCGGGTCGCGCAGGACGGCGACCTCTCGGGGAACTTCTACTCGGTCCTCGAGACGAGCCTCGCGCGCCTCGGCGGGGACGGGTCGAAGCACATCGTCCGGCTTCGGCCCGACTGGGCCGAATGGATCATGGAACCGCGGGTGCTGCCCGGCGTCGCGGGCGGCGGGCAGGTCGGGTGGCGCAAGGTCGGCCTTCGGTACACCGAGGGCGGTTGCGACTCGGGCAACGATTCGGCCTTTTTCCTGCCCGAGGACGTCGCACACTTCGCGCCGATCCCGGACCCGTGCCACCCGTGGCGCGGCATGTCGTGGCTCACGCCGCTGATTCGCGAGATCCACGCCGACGGCCTCATGAGCGCGCACCGGGCGAAGTACTTCGAGAACGGCGCGACGCCGAACCTCGTCATCACCTACCCGATCGAGGCGCGGCGCGAGCAGGTGCAGGAGTTCCGCAAGCTGCTCGAGGCCGAGAACATCGGCCTCGACAAGGCGTATGCGCCGCTGCACCTCGGCCTCGGCGCCGACGTGACGGTCGTCGGTAACGACCTCGCACAGATCGACTTCAAGAGCGTCCAGGGCGGCGGCGAGACCCGCATCGCCGCCGCCGCGGGGACGCCGGCCGTCCTCGTCGGCCTGTCCGAGGGCATGCAGGGGTCGAGCCTCAACGCCGGCAACTACGCCATGGCGCGGCGCCGGATGGCCGACGCGACGGCGCACCCGTGGTGGCAGAACGTCTCCGGCTCGTTGGCGCCGATGGTCGGCCCCGCGCCCCGCGCCGACCGTGGCGCGACGCGCCTTTGGTACGACGTCCGCGACGTGCCCTTCGTCCGCGAGGACGAGTCCGACGCCGCGACGATCCAACAGACCCGCGCCGGGACGCTGCGCACGTACGTCGACGCCGGCTTCACCCCCGAGAGCGCGCTCGCGGCGATGCTCGCCGACGACGAGGGCTTGCTCGTGCACTCCGGTCTCTACTCCGTCCAGCTACAGGCGCCGGGCGCACAGTCGCCGCCGGCGACGACGCCGCCCCCGGCGGCAGGAGGTGCGAACGCATGAGCGAGGTCCGGCGCCGGCCGCCCCGTGACGGCCTCTTCCGGGGCGTGTCGCCGATCCGCTTCCTCACCGCCGACGAGCTGCGCAGCGGCGGCCCCTCGGGCGGCGAGGTGATGACGGGGCACTTCGCCGTCTTCAATCAGTGGACCGAGATCAACTCGATGTGGGAGGGCCGCTTCCTCGAGCGGTTCGTGCCCGGGTCCTTCAAGAAGACGATCCGCGAGTCCCGCGACAGCATGCGCGTGCTTTTCCAGCACGGCCGCGACGGATACGTCGGCGACAAGCCGCTCGGGGCGATCGAGACCCTCGCCGAGGACGAGCAGGGCGCCGCCTACGACGTCTCGCTCTTCACGGACGCGAGCTACGTCCGCGACCTGCTGCCCGCCCTGCGGGCCGGACAGTTCGGCGCCTCGTTCCGCTTCGGCGTCGTCCGCGAGGACTGGGTCAACGAACCGAAGCGCAGCGACTACAACCCCGACGGCCTGCCCGAGCGGACCGTGCGCGAGGCCTACGTGAGCGAGTTCGGCCCCGTCACGTTCCCCGCCTACGCCGGCGCCTCGGCGGGCCTGCGCTCGCTGTCCGACGACATGCTCGTCAAGCTCTACGCCCGCGACCCCGAGAAGGTCCGCGAGCTGCTCGGCCTCACGCCCGACGGCGCCCTCGACGAGGTGCTCGCCGACGAGGCGGCCGAGTGCGAGGGCGACGGCATGTCCGACCCGGCCGACCCGGCCGACGCCACAGATCCCGCCGACGGCGCAGCCGCCGCCGGCGACTCCACCGGTGCACCTTCCGACGACGCCGGGCGCGACGCCCACCTCGACGGAACGCCGCGAGAGGGCGCCTTGCGCCCCCTGGTGGTCATCCGCAACCCCAGTCGACACAGGAAGGTCGTCGCACTATGAGCAGGGCCGAGCGCCTCGCGCGCATCGAAGAGCTGCGCCGGTGGGCGCAGGAGCAGCACGACGAGTTCCGGGACGAGGCCTTCCCGGCCGACGTCGCCGAGCAGTGGGAGAAGAACAACGCCGAGCTGCGCGAGCACGAGGCGGTCCTCGAGGAGCTCGAGAAGCGCGACGCGCGCGTCGTCGAGCTCGCCGGCAACCCCGAGAACCGCTTCGGCGGGCACGACGACGGCGCCGTCCGCGGCCGCCGGCGGGCGACGCCCATCGTGCGGAACATGTCCGAGCACGAGGTCTACGACCTGTCCGAGGTCCGCTTCAACCCCATGCGGCCCGAGGACACGAACCGCGAGCTCGTCGAGCGCGCGCGCCGCGCCGTCGACCTCGTGCGCATCCCGTTCGACAACGCCGACGAGGGCCGCGCGAAGGCGCACGTCGACAAGGCGCTGCAGCGGGCGTCCGACGAGGACTGGAACGCGGGCGAGCTCGCGCGCCGGATCCTCGCCACCGGCGCCCCGGCGTACCGGCGGGCGTTCACCAAGCTGCTCTCGGCGAGTATGCGCGGCGTCCCGGGCCTCGCGAACCTCTCGCAGGAGGAGATCCGCGCGGTCGAGGCCGTCCGTGCCCTCACCGTCGGCACCGGCGCGTCCGGCGGCTTCGCGGTGCCGTACATGCTCGACTCGACGATCATCCCCGTGAGCAACCTCTCGGTGAACCCCTACCGGGCGATCGCCAACGTCGAGCAGATCGCCGGCACGAACGAGTGGCGCGGGGTCACGTCCGCGGGTGTCACCGCGTCCTACGCGGCGGAAGGCACCGAGGCGAGCGACAACTCGCCGACCCTCGCGCAGCCGACGCTCACCACGGTGCGCGCGCAGTGCTTCGTCCCCGTCTCGATCGAGCTGACGCAGGACTGGGGCGCGATCCAGGGCGAGCTCGCGAACCTCATCCAGGACGCGAAGGACGACCTCGAGGCGACGCAGTTCTCGACGGGCACCGGCACCAACGCCCCGGCCGGTGTCATCACCGGCGCGACGACGCTCACGAACACCGCGGCCGTCGCGACGTTCGCGGTCGGCGACCTCTACGCCGTCGAGAACGCCCTCGGCCCGCGGTTCCGGCCGCGCGCGCAGTGGGTCGCCAACCGGGCGCAGTACAACCGCGTCCGGCAGTTCGACACCGCCGGCGGCGCGAACCTGTGGGTCTACCTCGCGGCGGGCCTGCAGAACAACGTCCCGCGGGGCGGCAACACCGGCGCCGAGCTCATCGGCTACGGCGCCAACGAGTGCAGCGCGCTGTCCTCGACCGTCGCCACCGGCCAGAAGATCGCCGTCCTCGGGGACTGGCGCTACTTCAAGATCGTCGACCGTATTGGGATGGATATTGAGATCATCCCTCACCTCTTCGGGGCGACGAACCGGTTCCCGACGGGACAGCGCGGCTTCTACGCATTCTGGCGGAACATGGCGAAGGTGCTCGACGCCAACGCCTTCCGCGTCCTCAACGTGGCGTAGTCCTACGCCGCGCAGGTCGCCCTCGCCTTGCTAGCGAGGGAAGGACGGCCCCACGTCTCCCGGCGTGGGGCCGTCCGCACCCCGGGAGAATCAATGAAACCGAGTACCGCCAAGCCTTTCTATGTGTGCGCATTCTGTGGCGCCGAATACCAATGGACGCCGAAGCGCGCCCGCCCGCCCGTCACCTGTTCGCAAGAATGCGCGCAAGAACGAAGCCGCAAGCGTGACCGCGAGAGGCACGAAGCGAAGGTCGCCGGCGAGGGGCATAAGCGCGTCCGCTCGTCGAGGTACCGCAAGTATTCGTGCGGCATCGACGGTTGCGATCGCCCCGGGTACTCCCGCGGCATGTGCTCTATGCACTACAACCGTTGGCGGGTAAGCGGAATCCCCGGTGAGGCCTCTCGCCGCAAGCGCGCGAACGGTGACGCTGCCTGGCGCGCTGTCGATCCGCGCAGCGGCTACGCATACGTCCCGGACCCGAGGCGCAGTAACGGCCGCGGCCTTGAGCATCGACTCGTGGTGGAGCGCCTCATCGGGCGTGACCTATATCCGTGGGAGAACGTCCACCACCGCAACGGCATCCGAGACGACAACCGTCCCGAGAACCTCGAGCTATGGGCGAAGGCGCAGCCGGTGGGGCAGCGCGTCGACGACCTCGTCGCCTTCATCGTCGAGCACTACGGCGACCGAGTGCGAGAACTACTACTTGCGACCTCTCGTCGAGACGTCGCGTAACCGATCACGAAGGGCAGGGCAGCCATGCCACCGGTGCAGCGCGGGCGCGAGGTCTACGTCGCCCGCACCTCGTTCTCGACGACCCTCGACGGCGTGCCTGTCGCGGTCGTCAAGGGGCAGACCCGGGTCCGCGAGGGGCACCCGCTGCTCGAGGGCCGCGAGGAGCTCTTCGAGCGTCAGGTCGTGCACTTCGACGTCGACGACGCCGCCGGCCGGTCCGGCGAGACGAGGGGCTGAGCGATGACAGGGCAGCGGGTCGCCACGGCCGCAGGCATGAAGCGCGCGAACGCCATCCTCGCGCTCAAGGCCTCGGGCGCCGAGACGGCGAACACCACGGGGTCGGCCTTCGACACCGGTGAGTGCAACACCCTCTATGTGCAGGTCGACGTCACCGCGGCTTCCGGGACGACGCCGACGCTCACCGTGGTCGTCGAGGGCAGCAACGACAACAGCAACTATTTCGTCCTCGCGACGATCGGCAGCAACGGCGGCGCGGTCGGCGCGGTCGGGACGGCGCCGGCGAACTTCACCACGACGGGCACGGCGCGCTGCGCGGTCCCCGCCGCGCAGTGGGTGCGCTACCGCTCGGTCATCACCGGCACGACGCCGTCGTTCACCTACTCGGTGACGGGAGAGCTGAACTAGATGGCCTACGAAGACGGGTCGGTCGTCGTCGCGCCGGCCCCCCGGACGGCGACGGGCAACAGCGGGGCGATCCCGTGCCCGAAGGGCCTCAACCTCGCGGTGGGCGTCACCGTGACCGCCGTGAGCGGCACGACGCCCTCGCTCACGCTGTCCGTCGAGTGGTCGCACGACGGAACCAACTTCTACGTGATCGACGGCGCGGCGGACACCTTCACCGCCGTCACGGCCGCGGCGACCCCGATCAAGGTCTTCGCGATCAAGGGCCCCTTCTGGCGCCTCGTCTGGACGATCACCGGCACGACGCCGTCCTTCACCATCGCCGCCACCCGCTACGTGATCGGGGACTGACCCGCCATGGCAAAGGCCCGCTACTCGGTGACCGGCGTCGCCTCGTCGATCGCCGCGAACACCCCCAAGAGCATCATCTCGGCCGTGGCGCCGGCACAGTTCGGCCTCGACCTCGTCGGCTTCGAGCTGTCCTTCGAAGGCGCGTCGTCGACGGCGAAGCCGGCCCGGTGGGAGTTGTGCACGAGCACGCAGGCGACGGCCGGCACGAGCACCGCGGCGACGCCGGTGCAGGTGTCGGGGCGCACCATCACCTCGGGCATCACCGGGGCAACGAACTTCACCGTCGAGCCGACCGTTCTGACGCCGGTGCTCGCCGACTACGTGCCGGTCTTCAACGGCCTGCTCAAGGTCGAGTTCGCGCCGCTCACCGGATACGACTGCGCCGTCTCGAACGGGTGGGTCATCCGGATCACGACGGCAGCCGGCGAGGCGACGGTCAACGCCAACGGCACCCTCGTTCTCGAGCGCTGCTGAGTCATGGCGAGGATCTTCGACCTCACGCTGCCCGCGGGCCTCGAGGACGAGCAGCGCGCCCGCTTCGTCGCGGCCCTCAAGGCGAAGGTCCGGCCGACCGACACCGAGGTCGACCTCATGGCGCGCGCCTACCTCGACCTCGTCGAGCAGCAGGTGAGCGCCACGATCGGCACCCCGGGCGTCGAGGTGTACGTCTCGCGGGCGACGATCGAGGTCGCCGACCCGGCGGGCCTCGACGTCGCGGCCCTCTCGGCGCAGGCGGCCGAGCTCTTCGCCGCGGCGCAGCCGACGGACGAGCTCGTGCACGCCGCTGCGGCCATGGTCCTCGGCGAGACGACTGCAACGTCGCTCGGACTGTAGGCGGCCCCCGTGGCTGACAACACCACGCTCAACACCGGCGCCGGCGGGGACACGATCGCCACCGACGACGTGACGACCCTCAACGGGTCGGCGTCGACCGGCGTCAAGGTGCAGCGGGTCAAGGTGCTCTTCGGGCCGGACGGCACGGCGACCGACGTCGCCGACGTGTCGGGCGCGCAGCTCCCGGTGACCATCGGCGCCCGCACGACGTACTCGTGCACGACGGGCCCGATCACCGGCGCGACGGCGGTCGGCACGAAGGTGCTCGCCTACCTGTGGCACCCCTCGGCTGTCACGCTCGCCTATGCGCTCATGGCGGTCAACGTCAACATGATCGCCGGGGCGGGCGGCGCGCAGCGGATCGAGCTGCGCCGGATCACCGCCGAGAACGCCACGCCCGGCGGCACGACGGGGTCGATCCTGCCGCACTCGACGGCCTCGGCCGCCTCGGGCGGCACGGTCCGGATCGCCCCCACCGGCGCGCCGACGATCACGACGGGCGCCTTCGGGTCGGCGAACGTCCCGACGAGCACGAGCGGTAACGCCGCCTTCCCCCCGTACCTCTCGGGGCAGATGCTCGAGGACGCGCAGACCTACCTCTCGCGCGGCGGCGTCGCCGAGGGCTTCGTCATCACCCAAGAGGTGACCGCCACGATCACCACGGCGCCGACCTTCAACGTCGGCCTCACGTGGTGGGAGGGCTGACGGGTGTTCACCCCGGACAGCCTGCCCGGCCTCGTCTTCGCGGGGTCGACGAAGCTCGGCGCCGCTGCCACGACGACGTCCGTCCTGACGATCGCCGCCTTCGACGAGCTGCTCGTGATGTACCGGATCACGGGCTACGGCGCGGCGGACATCGGGGCCTTTCGCTTCGGCGGCACCGCCGGCGCGGTCGACACCGCGGCCAACTACTGGGACCGCAACCTCTCGTCGGCGCAGAACACCGCGACGTTTACGAACACGCAGACGGCGTCCTCGACGATGGTCCGGGTGGCGCAGGCGACGGCGACGACGCAGCGGAACGGCCTGCTCGTGGTGAGCAACAACGCGACCACGTCGAAGATGGTCGGCCACCTCAACTCGCTGCTCACGAACACCGCCGCGCCGGCGACCGTTGGCGCGCTGCAGATCGGCGGCGGCGAGTGGGTCAACACCACGCAGCAGATCATCGCGCTGCAGATGCTCACCGCGGGCGGACAGACCCTCTCGGCCGGAACGGGTTTCGCCGTCTGGGGCTTCAACTACTGAGCCGGTAGGGGGCCCGCGCCGTGCTTCTGTGGCAGCTCGGCGGCGGATCCGCTGCAGCGGCCCCCGCGCCGCCCCCCCGCCCGACCGTCGTC